ACAGAAAATGAAGCAAGTGCAAAATCTTCAATTATTATGAGAAACTTTTATCAGGATTATCCAGAACTTTTTAAATTAAATCCTTTATAAATTAATCTTCTACTTTAGTTCTTAGAGCAATCACAGTAGTTAAAATTGCTAATAGAGTTTCGTATCCTCTTCTCTCGGATTCTTTACAATCCAAGGGAGGAGGATTTTTTAATTTGCCATTTACATTGGCAGTATTAATTGTCCCAGGGATCATAAAGTTACAAGCAAAAAAATTAACACCAACAAATCCAACAATAGAACAGCAAATTGCAAAAATTAATTTATTTAAGATAGAACTTTGTTTTCTTTCTACCTTTTTTTGCTGGTCTTCTAATGAATCTGATGATTTCTGGGAATTGTTTTTTTGGTGGAATTCTTCTGTCATTGAGAAACACTCCGTCGTTGGTGATCAGTCTCACAATTATAAGAATAATAATTCCAATCTTTTTCATTTTTCTTTGTAATCTAAAATTAAAATGTAGTAGATTACATAGGCAACTGCAATTAATCCAATTGCCAATAATATATTTACGCTCCAAACAGTGTCTGTCATCGTCCTTCCTGCTTGTGTATCCAAGTTTTTAACTCATGTAAATACTGCCTGAGTTCATCTGCTTTTTTTAGGTGCCACACATCACCACTCTTGAAGTATTCTTGAGTGTGATTGTCTATTGCTTTTAGAGTATTATGTATAGGGGCATTCCAAGGCTCCCTGACTGGAGTGTTCCACTCCCGTGGCATTTTAAAAAAAGCAATTTTAAGTATTTAGTGTAAATGGGGAATTATTCTTATTGACAGGATTTCCTAACAATGTTATGATAAATACATCAAACATTAAGGAATGTAACAGTTTCTAATGTTTTCCTCTACCTAACCGAGACCTATGGGGAGGTTAAATATAGTCTCTCATACCCACACTGGAGGGTGGTGTGGGGAATAATGTATATCCAGTTCCCCCTGGACTTTTACTTACTCTTTACAAAAATGACTGCTACTATCTCTTTAAGGCGCTCAACTACTTCGCCTTGGGAACAATTTTGCCAGTGGGTTACTTCCACTGATAACCGCCTTTATGTTGGGTGGTTTGGAACCCTGATGATTCCTACACTGCTAGCTGCAACTGTATGTTTCATCGTAGCCTTCATTGCCGCACCTCCTGTGGACATTGATGGTATTCGTGAGCCTGTTGCTGGTTCTCTTATGTATGGCAACAACATTAGCTCTGGGGCTGTTGTCCCTTCTTCTAATGCAATCGGTCTTCACTTCTATCCTATTTGGGAAGCAGCTTCTCTTGATGAGTGGCTATATAATGGTGGACCATTCCAACTGATTGTCTTCCACTTTCTGATTGGTATCTATGCTTATATGGGCCGTGAATGGGAACTTTCTTACAGACTCGGTATGCGTCCTTGGATTTGTGTTGCCTACAGCGCACCCGTTGCTGCTGCTAGTGCAGTTTTTCTGGTCTATCCCTTTGGCCAAGGATCCTTCTCTGATGCGATGCCTTTGGGGATTTCAGGAACTTTCAACTACATGCTTGTTTTCCAGGCAGAACACAACATTCTTATGCATCCTTTCCACATGCTGGGAGTTGCTGGTGTCTTCGGTGGTTCTCTTTTCTCTGCTATGCATGGATCTCTTGTCACCTCTTCTCTTGTTCGTGAGACAACAGAAAATGAGTCACAGAACTATGGATACAAGTTTGGACAAGAAGAAGAAACATACAATATCGTAGCTGCTCATGGATACTTTGGTCGTCTGATCTTCCAGTATGCTTCCTTCAATAACTCTCGTTCACTGCACTTCTTCCTTGCTGCTTGGCCTGTAGTTGGCATCTGGTTTGCTGCTCTTGGTGTTAGCACCATGGCATTCAACCTGAATGGTTTCAACTTCAACCAGTCATTGCTTGATAACAATGGACGTGTTATTAACACTTGGGCTGATATTCTGAATCGTGCCAATCTTGGGTTTGAGGTAATGCACGAGCGCAATGCTCATAACTTCCCTCTTGACCTTGCTTCTGCAGATGTAACTCCTGTTGCTCTGACTGCTCCAGCAATTGGTTGATAGATAATAAAACTACTCAAGATGGGGGTGGAAACACCCCTTTTTTAGTCGATATGATTACTTCAGAAACTCCACATAAACTTGCAGAAATAATTAGGGATACTTGGCCTGGACTTTACAGACCTGCTAAAGTTGACTATAATAATAAAAAACATCCAAAGAATGAAAAAGTATAATGAAGAATATTTTTCAGTTATAGATAAAAGAACTGGAAAGAAAATTTTAGATTGTGGTGAAGAAGCAGATGCTCTTGCAATGGTTTCTTTTGACCCACAGAACAGAACATATACACGCAATAAGTTCCTGATGGGACCTGTTGTGAATGTTGAAATTCCAAAGGCACTTCCAACAAGTAATATAGTTGAGAGTAAATGGGATGATCCAATTCCAGATGGTGTTGACCCTTGGAATTTAAGACCAAGACAACCAATGCAACCAGTTAAAAAACTTTCAAAAGGTGAAGGAGAACCTGTAATTGTATGAAATTACTTCATGTAATGTTTTCTACCAATAGGGTAGAGTTTCTTAAAAAAACATTTGAAGCAAATAAAAAACTTAATTTTAGTGGATTGGATGTTCATCATCTTTTTATAGATGATTATCCACTTGGAAGAGATAATGATTCTTTAGCTGAGTTTGTAGTTGAGAATGGATACAATGAAATCATTTTTCATGAAGAAAATCAAGGTATTACAAAAACTTGGCAAGAACTTTTTGATTTAATTAGGGAACGAGATTATGATTACATCTTTCATCATGAAGATGATGTTGAAGTTATGTACCCACTTAAGATTTTAGATCTGATAGAAATTCTTGAGCAGGATAAAACACTATCACAAGTGCAGTTAAAACGAAATAATTGGTATGCTCATGAGACAGAAGATATAGGACCAAAAGAAGATGATGTAATCTTTAAAAATTACAGATATGAAAAAGCAACTCCATACTTTTGGATGTTGATGTCAGTGTATCCAGCATGGATTGCAAGAGAACCTATCCTGGAAGAAACAGGAAACAATCCATCAGAATCTGTGATTGCACATTACTTACAAAATAAGTATGGTATTGGAGCAGGGTTGTTAAAAACCGCAGAGGGTGGTATGATGGTGAATCACATTGGTGACTATTTTCATGGTAAAAGAGTTGCTGAAAATGAACCTGGATGGGAAGGATTTAAATCTATAGATCCTAATATTAAATATTGTTCAAGAACTGGGGATCATTGGAATGAAAGTTAATTTGATAGTTGCAGATAATTTTTATGATAATCCAGATGATGTAAGAAACTTTGCATTATCTCAGGAGTTTTCTGTTCGTGGAAATTACCCAGGATTAAGAACAAAATCTTTTTTGAATGAAAGTAATAAGCAAGTTATCAATGCTCTAGTCTCACATGCTGCAGGTGGAGTAACTGATTGGCTTGTAGGTGAAAATAATGATGGATATACAGGAGCATTTCAAATTTGTACATCAGAGGATAGGACCTGGATTCACTCTGACTATAATAATATGTGGGCAGGAGTTTGCTATTTAACTCCAGATGCTCCTATTAGTGGGGGGACTGCTTTGTACATGCATAAATCATCTAAAGAGAGGGAATCAATAGGAAATGTTGATCATGGTGAAGATGCAAGAGACTATACAAAATGGGAAGTTGTAGATAGAATAGGCAATATTTACAATAGATTAATTCTATATCCTGGTAATTTATATCATGCATCAGTTGATTACTTTGGTAATAACATGTATAATGGTAGATTATTTCAAACGTTCTTTTTTAACACAAGATATTGAATATGCAATTTCTTACTAACTCAACCATTAATCAATATGATAAAAGAATTTTTGTTGTAGATAACTTTTATTCTGACCCATATGCAGTCAGAGATTTTGCTCTTCAGCGAGAATTTATAGCAGATTTAAGATATTATAAAGGTAAAAGAACACATGAAAAGTTTTTTGTTCCTGGAACAAAAAAAGTTTTTGAATCTATTATTGGCCAATCAATTACAATTTGGGATGACTATGGGATGAATGGTGTATTTCAAACTTGTAATGCTGAAGATCCTCTTGTTTATCATACAGATCTTCAGCAGTGGGCTGGAATGGTTTATTTGACTCCAGATGCACCATTTCAATGTGGAACTTCTATGTATGCTCATAAAGAAACTAAAGCAAGACATGTTTCAGATCCTGGAATTGAAAGAGCTTTTGATGGTGGTTTTTATGATGGAACTAAATTTGAGTTAGTAGATACTATTGGAAATGTTTTTAATAGGTTAGTTATTTTTAATGGTAAATGTATTCATGCTGCATCACAGTATTTTGGTAAAGAATTAGAAGACTCTAGATTGTTCCATATGTTTTTCTTTGATTGATATGAATTATAAATTTAGTATTATTACGCCAGAACACAAAAAAGAAAATATTCCTTTTTTAGTTGAACTGTATGAAACAATTAAGTCTCAAACATACACTGATTGGGAGTGGGTTCTTTATCTAAATGGTAATTGTAAAATCTCGCATCTTCCTCAAGAGTTTAGAAATGATGAAAGGGTTAAAATTCACAATGGAATTACTCATGATAATGTAGGATTTATTAAAAATAAAGCTTTTCAGCTGGGAAAAGGTGATATTCTTGTTGAAGTAGATCATGATGATCTACTTTCTCACGATTGCCTTGAGGAACTTAATAAAGCATTTCAAGATGAAGAAGTTGGGTTTGCTTATAGCGAAGATCTTCTTTATGATATGAGAGGTGATGAGCATAAAATTCCATGGAACCCTGACAATGGGTGGACTTATAAATGGATGGAGTTTAGGAATGAGAAATTTATTAAGATTGATGCATTTCCTCCTACCAGTCATAGCATTGGAATTATTTGGTATGCTCCAGACCATGTAAGAGCATGGAGAAAAAGTGTTTATCAAGAACTTGGAGGACATAATCCAGAGTTAAATATATGTGATGATCATGAATTAGTAATTAGAACATATTTAAAAACTAAGTTTTGTTTTATTCCAAAAGTTCTTTATTATTATAGATGGCTTCCTGGTGGAGATAATACTCAACTTCAAAGAAGTGAATCAATTCAAATTAAAACATTTGAATTATTTCATCAATATGGACAACTTCTTGCTGAACGTGATGCAGATCTCAATGGTCTGATGAAAGTAGATCTTGGTGGGGGATTGTTTCCTAGACCAGGATATGTTACAGTCGATCAAGAAGGTGGAAATATTACTTGTGATTTGAATGATGGTATTCCTTTACCAGATAACAGTGTTGGAGTTATTAATGCCAGTCATGTAATTGAGCATTTGAAAGATCCAATCAAAACCATGAGTGAAATCTATAGAGTTCTTTGTGATGGTGGTTGGGCATTTATTGATGTTCCTTCTACTGATGGTAGGGGAGCATGGCAAGATCCAACACATGTAAGTTATTGGAATCAAAATAGTTTTTGGTATTATACCAGAAAAGATAAAGCACAGTTTATTAGAAATACTTCAATTAAATTTCAAGAATTTAGATTGGAAACTAATTGGTGGGAAGATAATATTGCAGTGACAACTGCTTGGTTATGTGCTATTAAATCAAATAAAAAACGTCCACATCCAGTAAGAATTTAAAGATTATGAATTTTACAGTTTACAGTAAACATGGTTGCCCATATTGCACAAAAGTTATTCAAGTTCTTTCTGCATTGAGTTCATCAAAAGGATTTGCAGTTAGAGAATATGTTCTTGGAACAGACTTTACTAAAGAAGAATTTTATAAAGAGTTTGGAGAAGGTTCTACCTTCCCACAAGTAATTATGAATGATGCTCACCTTGGTGGGTGCTCTGATACAGTTAAGTATCTTCAGGAAAATAATTTACTTGGATGAGTGCCATAAATAAAGGTAATACTCTTCCTATTAATAGGGGTGTTGAGTTAGTTCTAAAAAGGAGGGAACCAGCTAAAAAAGCATTTACCATATGTTTTGAAAGGATGGTTTCTCTTTTTCATAGAGATATAACCATCTACTTTAATTTTTCCTTGAGAATAGGAAAACCAAAGTAGTTTAGGAGAATCACTATGTTAGCACTAGCTCTTGTATTTTCAGTTTTATTTGTTATTTTTGCACTAATACTTGGTGGTTTAGTTGGTTGGACAGTCAAACAACATCTTGAACAAAGAGAACCATACACATATCATCCAGAAATGTTTGATGAGAATGGGCAAGTTTTGCCAGATGAAATCATAGCATTTAGATTTGAGAATACAGACTCTATAGAAGAAGAGGAAGAAACAGAAGATTAATTGGAGTTAAATTATGAAATTGCCACCAGACCAATTGGTGTCCGAAATTATTCAAAGAGTCTCTAATGCAAAAACTAGAGACGAAAAAATACAAATTTTAAGACATTATGATAGTCCTGCGTTGAGGTCTGTTCTTATTTGGAACTTTGATGATGCAGTTCAATCGGCAGTCCCAGAAGGAGAAGTTCCTTATAGACCAAATGATGCTCCCATAGGGACTGAACATAGTAAGCTTATTCATGAATGGAGAAAGTTTAATTATTTTGTAAAAGGAATCAATGAGATTGCTCAGACAAAAAGAGAAACCATGTTTATTCAAATGTTGGAATCTCTTCATGAATCTGAAGCAGAATTAATGTGCCTTGTTAAAGACAAACAACTGCACAAAAGATTTAAGATTACTAAAGTTGTAGTTCAAGATGCGTTCCCAGATATTAAATGGAACTAAACTATGGGAGGGAAAATTAATATTATACATAGAGATTGTGACAGATCTGTATCAAAGGACAAATCCCTTCCATTAGATTCTTATATTGTTTCATATTCTGATGATGGAATAGAAAAATATGATATTGTTCAAGGAACTCAAGTTAGTATATTTGATCATTATTATGATGAGTATAGAAATGTAATTTCTATGAAATGGACTGATGGAAGAGTCAATCCAAAATCTTACAATCAATCTCAGAAAAAAAGTAAAAAGTGATGGGAAAGCACTACTTGTTAAATCTATATGGATGTTCGTTCGTTCTTTTAAATGATGAACGTTGTCTTGTAGATTTATTGGAAAATGCAGCAGAAGCAAGTGGTGCAACTGTAATTCAAACCATTTCAAAAAAGTTTGACCCACAAGGAGTGACTGTGATGTGCTTATTGGCTGAGAGTCATATTAGCATTCATACTTGGCCAGAACACGGAAGAGCAGCAGTAGATGTTTATACTTGTGGAGATTGTAATCCAAAAATTGGATGTGACATAATTATTCAGCAATTATATGCAACTAATCACACTTTAAGTTACATTGAGAGAAATTGACTTTCTCTCTTTTTTTATGTAAAATAAGTTGAGGTTATCTTTTTTTATGGACACAGAAAAAATAAAATTGATAGTTAAGAATATGGAACTTTTAGTCCATTCATTGAAACAAGAAATCAATAGTGCTCCACAAGAAGTTATATCTGATGAAAATTCAGTTATTACTCCATATGGTGATGATTATGATGAGGTTTTTTCTTAATGAACCTCAAAAAAATGCTAAGATTACTTAAAGAAGCGACAGAACATCAAACTAAATTTTATACTCCAGCTGAATTGGATTATATGAAACATCAACTTCAAGTTATTGAAGATGAAATACTTAGACTTGAACATAAAAACTATAAAGGATTTGGTAAAAAATGAGCGTAAAACTTATTAGTGTAACTCCAAATGCAGAACAAACAATGGCATATGTTGCTAGGGTTTCTAATCCAGCAAATCAAGATAATGAAAACTATGCAGGTCTGTTACGTTATTGTATTAAGCACA